AGCGTCGACACACGGGATTCGGGCGGGCCGACGTGCAGGCGATCTGGTGGTTCGCGCGACGGGTCCGCACCCCCGCACGCCTGCGCCTGTGGGAGACGGCCGAGCAGGTGTTCCAAGCGCGAGCCGTGGCGTTGGGAGTGCAGGCCATCGAGGAGACGCTGTTCCGAGAGCTGAACCAGCTCGGCGAGTTCAGGACGCGGTGAGGACGCGATGACCAGAGAACGAACGGCCAACGTCGATGGGTCCCTGTTGGCCGGGGGGCCATCGGGGACATCCGCAGACCGAGTTTGTGTCCTAGTGACACACTTTTCCGTGCCGGGGCTTACCTGAATGCGCGGCGCACCCGTGGTGAAGCGGCCGTCCTCGGCCCGAGAAACGAACTGGATCTCGTCAGCCGACGCCGCCAAAGCGCTGCGCATGACCCCGCAGTCGCTGTCCGCGTGGACGAAGCGCCCCGACGCGCCCGTTCGCGTGGACGGCACGCGGGTGTGGGTCCGTGACCCCGACTTCTTCCGTTGGCGCGACGAAGAGCTGAAGCGGGCGGCGAAGGCCGAAGTGGCTCCCACCGTCAGCCTTGACGAAGCCCGTACCCGAAAAGCGCTGGCCGAAGCCGAGCTGGCCGAGATGGAGCTGGCGGTGCGTCGCGGGGACTTCGTGGCCGTGTCCGACTACGAGTCGGCGCTCGCGCGGGTGCTGGATCGGCTGATGGCGCGGCTGCGGGCCATGCCGGTGCGGCTGTCGCACCTCGGCGACGAGTGTGAAGCGGCGGTCGAGAGCGAGGTCGAAGCCGTCGTGGTAGAGTTGTCGCAGATGGACGAGGATGTGATCGACGAACCGGCCGAAGCGGCCAAGGAGGCGGCGTGAACCAAGCGCTCTACCATGCCGTGGGACGACTGGGACAGGTAGATAATGTCGATGCGCGCAGTCTGTTTGCGCTCGTAGAATCTGGCGCCACTCTCGTTGATGCGACGGACGTGTTCAACAGGATCGTGTCAGACCCTGACTTTCCTTCCGTCGTGTTACGCCCGTGGTACCGCGACATGGTGGACGGTCTGTATAGGCTTGAGGGCGTCAAGCCTGTGTTTGCATCGGCGATGTTTTTCGCGCGCCCTTTTGGAAAGGCGTTCACCTACGTGTGGTACGTGGCCGACAATGGCGGCCAAATCGGGATCGGGGAACGGATTGTGGTTATCGGGGACACCGGCGGCTTTTTCCAGGCCCAAGTCCACATGACTGAGAACCCCACGACCGAAAACGAATGGATGAGCACATGGGTCACCGCCACGGCACAAGCGGTGTATGCGCTCGCGTCGGCGAAGAATGCCCAATGGATAGACTCTTCCCCCAATCGGGCTACTCGCCGGCAAACAACGGGCGCCAGCGGCGTGCGCTTCCGGTCAATCGTGATCGACATGGGCACCGAGAAACGGCGTGGGCATAGTGCGCAGGGGCACGGTGACGTGCCGTGGCACAAGCGCCGCGGGCACTGGAAATACTACGAGCGCCCGCGTTTCGGCCGCGAGGGTGAGGTGGGGTGGTTCTGGGTGTCAGAGTCCGAAGTCGGCGACAAAAAGCACGGCATCATCGTGCAGGACTACACTGTCAAACCACCACCGCCGTGATCGCCACGCACCCCGCCGGCCGCGCCGCGCTGAACCGCGTCTCGCGCGAGCGGTTCCGGCGCCACTGTCGCCCCCTGCCGCGCCTCACGATGTCGCAGTGGGCCGAGCGGTATCGGGTGTTGTCGCCGGAAGCGACGGCCAACCACGGCCCGTGGCGGAACGACATCGCGCCGTATCTGGTCGAGATCATGGACGCGCTGAGCGACCGCGTGACGCAAGAGGTGACGTTCGTCGCGCCGTCGCAGAGCGGCAAGTCGGAAGTCCTGCTCAACGCGATGGGCTACTTCATGCACCAAGAGCCGAGCCCGATGATCGTGGTCCAACCCACCACGGAAACCGGTGAGGCCTTTTCCAAGGACAGAATTGCGCCCATGCTGCGCGACGCGCCCGCCCTGGGCAAGCTGGTGGGCGCCGCGCGCAGCCGAGACAGCAACAACACGATTGCGTCGAAGACGTACCCCGGCGGGCAGCTCGACATCGTGGGCAGCAACGCGCCGTCGGGGCTGGCGATGCGCCCGAAGCGGTTTGTGGCGCTCGATGAACGAGACCGCCACAGCGCGAACGCCGGCGGCGAGGGCGACGTGAAGCGGATCGTCTACGCCCGCACCCGCTCGTACCAGCGGCGGCGGAAGATTTACGAGGTGTCGAGCCCGACCGACGACGAGTCCTCGCTGATCTGGCCGAGCTACCTCGAGGGGACGCAGGAAGTGTTCGAGGTGCCCTGCCCCGCGTGCGGCGTGTTCCAGACGCTCGAGTTTGAGCGGCTGCGCTGGACGCTGGACCCGGCGGGCGCCGTCAATCCGGCGTCGGTGCAGTACCACTGCGCCGCGTGCGAGACGCCGATCCCGACCACGGCGAAAGGCCGGATGCTGCGGGGCGGCCGGTGGCGGGCGACGGCGGTCCCGCGGGTGCCGCATAAGCGCTCGTTCTGGCTGCACGGGCTCTGCGCGGCCTTCGCGCTGTGGGAAGAGGTGGCGCAGGAGTTCGTCAGCGCCAACAGCCAGAGCGACCCGGCCAAACGCGCGATGCAGCTCCGGGCGTTCTTTAACACGACGCTCGGCGTGCTATTCAAGGACCAGCAGCAAGAGACGCAGAAGACCACGCTGCTGGCCCGCGCGCGGCGCTACGACGGCGGCAGCGGCGACGATCCGGTGCGGTTCCACGTACCCCGCGAGGCGGCCATTCTCACCGCCGGCGTGGACGTCCAGCACGATCGCTTCGAGGTCATCGTGCGCGCGTGGGGCGTCGGGGAAACGTCGTGGCTCATCGAGCGGGCGATTCTGCGCGGGGATACCACGCAGGACAGCACCTGGTCGGCGCTCGACGACTACCTGACCGCGCGCCGCTGGACGCACGAGACCGGGGCGGCGATGACGATCCGCGCGGCCACGGTGGACGCCGGCGACGGCGCCATGTCAAAGCGGGTGTACCAGTTCTGCGCCCCGCGGCTGCACCGGCACGTGTACGCCATCAAGGGGTCGAGCAACGAGACGGCGCCGCTGATCCCGGCCAAGCCGACGAAGGTCAAGCCGGGGCGCCTGTATGTCTGCGGCGTGAACGCGGCGATGGACGTCTTCCACCGGCGGCTCAACGCCGACACCGTGGGGACGGGCTACCTGCACCTCAACGACTACGCCAGCGAGGATTACGTGACGCAAGTGCTCTCGATGCGGCGGGTGATCAACCCCAGAACGCGGAAGCGCCGATGGGAAGCCACGCCAGGCGTGCGGAACGAGGCGGCCGACTGCGAGGTGTACGCGTATCTGGCGCTGCTGCTCGGCCCCGTGCCGGTGGCGAGTCTCGCGGGCGAGGTGGCGAAGATGGGCGAGTCCGTCATGAAGGCGCCCGAGCCCGCGCCCGTGAAGCCGGCGCCGGTCGCCAAGCCGGCGTCGGCGTGGCTGCCGCGCCGCGGCAAGGGGTGGCTGTGAGCAGCCACCCGGGGGCGCCGGCGACGGTGGGCGGGCTGCCGCGCGTGGTGGAACAAGCGCTCGACGACACGACCCTCACGCCCACGGCGCGGCTCATGATGTGGCATCTCGCCAAGCGGCTGGACCTGTTCGAGTTCCGCGAGGTCTACACGGAATCCATTGCGCGCGAGATGCGGATCAAGCACAACACCGCCAGCGTCACGCTCGATACGCTGGTGCAGCGCGGGTACCTGGACGACAGCACCAAGCGGAAGCCGCGGGCCTTCCGGTTGCCGTGGTCGCGCCGCACTTCGCAGGCGCGCGCCGCGTAAACCTGCCCCTGCGTGACGTAGCCAGCGGCGCCCCCTGTAGGTTGCCGCGCGTGCGGGCGGCAGTATGCACCCGTGCCCACGCTCACCGCGGTGCCCGACACGATCACGGCCGGCGACAGCTACGCGATTACGCTGTCCCTGTCCGACTACCCTGCCACGGCTGGCTGGTCGCTGTCCTACGCGCTGGCCGGGGCGGCGGTGCTGACCGTCACGAGCACCGCGAGCGGCGCCAATCACCTGCTGACGCTCACGGCGGCCCAGACGGCGACGCTCGGCGCCGGCCTGTACCAGTACCGCGTCCGCGCGGCGCAGGGCAGCACGGTGGAAACGGTGACCACGGGCACCTGCACCGTCGTGGCCGACGTCGGCGCGCTGGCGGCGGGTGAGGGCGTCTCGTACTGGCAGTGCCTGAAGGACGCGGCGCAGGACGCGCTGACCACGATCCTGAACGGCGGCGCCGTGCAGATGGTCGCCATCGCGGGGCGGCAGACGATGTTCCGCAGCCCGACGGATTGCCTGAAAGTGATCGCGTATTGCGACCAACGCCTGGCGGCTGAGCGCCGCGGGAGCGGGTTCGGGCGCGTCTCGGTGGCGTTCGCGCGATGAGCGAGCGCTTGCCGACGCGACTCTGGCGCGCGATCGCGACCGCATGGCGCGGGGACGCGCTGCCGAGCGGCCGCAGCTACGCCGCCGCGCAGCCCCACCGGCTGCTCTCGGATTGGGCCGGCACCGCGCAGAGCGCCAACAAGGCCACGCGCTACCAAGGCAAGGCGCTGCGCCACCGCGCCCGCGAGCTGCGCGAGAACAGCGGGCTGGTGGCGCGCTTTGCACAGTTGAGCCGCGACAACATCGTCGGCCCGGACGGCGTGACGTTGCAGGCGGTGGTCCCGAGCACGCGCGGCAGCAACACCGCCGTCGCGCGGCAGATCGAGGCCGCGTGGTACGCCTGGGCGGACCGCTGCACGCCCGACGGGCAGTCGTGGATCAGCGTCTGCCAAACGCTCGCCGAGTCGTGGCGCGTGGAAGGCGAAGCGCTGCTCGAGCTGATCCCGACGTCGGCCGCGCCGATGGGGCTCTACGTGCGGGCGCTGGACGTCGATCTGCTCGACGACAAGAAGAACACCGACCGCACCCCCACCGGCGGCTCGATCGTGCAGGGCGTCGAGTACGACGGCATGGGCCGCGTGGTGCAGTATTACGTGCTGGAAGACCACCCGAGCGACGGCGAGGTGTCGCGCTACCGCGTGCTCCCCGCGAACCGGGTCGTGCATCTCGCGCATCGGTCGCGCCCGCAGCAGACGCGCGGGGTGACACCGCTCGCGCCGATCATGACGCTGCTCCAGCACCTCGACAAGACCGACGAGGCCATCGTCGTGCTGAACCGCGTCACGGCCTCGAAGATGGGCGCGCTGATCCCCGGCGCCGACGCGCAGCCGATCGACAGCGCCGACGGCACGCCGCCGATGATCGAGCAGGCGCCGGGCGAGTGGTGGACGCTGCCGACCGGCTGGGACGTCAAGATGTTGGACCCCGGCCAGCCCACGCAGGAATACGACGTCTTCGCCAAGCATCTCCAGCGGAAGATCGCGGCCGGGCTCAACGTGTCCTACGAGTCGCTCACCGGCGACATGAGCAGCGCGACGTATTCGTCGGCGCGCATGGCGCTGTTGGTCGAGCGCGACGCGTGGCAGGGCTTGCAGACGCAGTTCGTCGAGACGGTGTGCGAGCCGGTGTATCGGCTGTTCCTGCAAACGGCCCCGTTCCTGTACGCGTTCGAGCTGCCGGTGAATCAGAGCCCCGACACGGTGGCCGAGGCGTCGATCTGGCACCCGCGGCGCTGGCCGTGGGTGGACCCGCTCAAGGACGCGCAGGGGCTCGAGGTGCTGCTCTCGCTCGGCCTCACCACGCGCACCCGCGAGGCCAACAAGCAGGGGCTGTCGTTCGCCGATCTCGTGGCCGAACGCGCCGCCGAAGAGCAGCTCTTGGCCGATTCCGGCGTCACGCTGGGCGATGCCCCGGCGGCGCCGGCTGAGCCGCCCACGGACGCCACCGCGTCCGATCCGACCCGTTCCCTGAGGGTAGCATGACCCCCCCGACGATGGAGACCCGCGCGCTCGCCTGTGAACTGGCGATCGACACGCGGGCGCTCGACACCCGCGCGGACGGCGACGTCCGCGTGCCGGTGGCGATTTCGAGCGAAGCCCCCGTGCTGCGCTACGACTTCGCGAACGGCAAGCGGTACTACGAGGTGCTCGATCACAGCGCCGCGGCCGTGAACATGGCGTGGGCGCAGCGCGGCGTGCCGCTGCTGCTGTCGCACGATTCGCGCGATCAGTACGGCCTCGTGACCGACCTGACGATTAGCGACGATCGCAAGCTGCGCGGCTGGATCAAGTTCTCGCGCGGCCAGAAGGCGCAGGAAATCCGCCAGGACATCGAGGACGGCATTCGCCCGATGGTCTCGGTCGGCTACAGCACCGGCGAGGACTACACCGAAGACGGCCGCGCCGCCGACGGGATCGAGGTCCGCCGCTACACGAACTGGACGGTCTTTGAAGTCTCGACCGTGCCCATTCCGGCCGATCCGTCGGTCGGCATCGGTCGCTCGCATCCGGCGAGCGACATCCACACTCCAGCGGCCACCATGGCCGGGAGCGAACACATGGAGACCACCACGGTCCCCACCGCGCCGGCCGCCCCGGCTCCGGTGGCCCTGCCCGAGACGACGGCAGGGGAAACGCGGTCGCGCGAAGCGACCATCTTCGCCTTCGCCGCTTCGGCGGGGCTTAACGCGCGTGACGCGCAGGCCCTCGTAGCATCGGGCCGTGACGCCGAGTCAATCGGCAAGGAGCTGCTGGAGCGTATGAACAAGGAAGCCAACCACGCGGCGGCCCCGAAGCCGGCCGTCGAGCTGTCGGAGCGCGAGCAGAAGCAGTTTTCGCTGATGCGGGCGCTCGATGCCGTTGTCAGCGGCAAGCGCACGTTCGAGATGGAAGTGTCCGACGAGTTCGCGAAGCAGACCGGCCGCTCGTACACCAACGACAAGTCGTTCTTCCTGCCGCTCAACCTGCGCACGCAGCTCTCGATCGTGGCCGGCGCGGGGAAGGGCCCCGAGCTTCGCCCGACCGAACTGCGCCCGGAACTGATCGACCTGATGCGTCAGCAGTCGCTCGTGTTGGGCACGCTCGGCGCGCGCTTCCTGCCCGGCCTCGTCGGCAACGTGTCGTTCCCGCGCCAGACGGCCGGCACGACGGCCACGTGGGTGGCGGAAGCCCCCGGCTCGGATATGTCGCTCTCGTCGCTCTCGCTCGACCAGGTGACGCTGAGCCCAAAGACGCTCCAGGCGTCGACCACGGTCTCGCGTCAGCTCCTCGCGCAGAGCACGCCGGCCGCCGACCAGATCGTGTTCGACGACATCATCGCGCAGCACGCCGTCGCGATCGACGCCGCCGCGTTCTGGGGCCCCGGCACCAACGCGCCCACGGGCGTGGGCGTGGCGACCGGCACCAACCTCGTGGCGATGGGCACGGCTGGTGCGGTGCCGTCGCTGGCGAAGACGCTCGAAATGTTCCGCGCGCTCGAAGTCGCCAACGCGACGACGGACAACGCGGCGTGGGTGACGACGCCGGAAATCAAGTACGCCATGGGCGCCATCGCGCGCATCGCGTCGACCGATAGCGTCACGCTCTGGAACCTCGACAACAACCGCGTGTACGGCGCGCCCGCCTACGCGACGAACAACATCCCGAAGAATCTCGTGAAGGGCGGCTCGGGCTCGGTCTGCCACGGCGCGATCCTCGGCGACTTCTCGGAAGTCATGATCGGCGAGTGGGGCGCTGGCGCCGAGATCATCGTGGACCCGTTCACGCTGGCCCGTCGCAACCTGATCCAGATCACGTCGATCCAGTTCGTCGACGTGCAGGTGCGCCGCCCCGCGATGTTCTCGGTCATCCGCGACCTGCTCGTTCCGTAAGGGGCTGGCACGCGATGCTCGTCAAGATGCTCCTGGCGACAGGTGGCCCCAACGGCACCGCGTGCTTCGTCGGGGAGGTCCACGACCTTCCCGACGCGTTGGCGCAGCAGTGGGTTCTCACCGGGCGGGCCGTCGTCGTGTCGGACGACGCGCCCGCGCCGGTGGTCGAGGTGCAGCACGCCGAACCGCCCAAGCGGAAGCGGCGCTGATGCCGATCGACACCGCCGCCTGGACGCGCACCCTGCTGCAAAGCGCCCCCGACGCAAAGGTCATCGCGCTCGGATCGCAGCGCACGTATGGGTTGCTCGATGACGATGAACAGATGGCCGACGACGGCACCGGGCAGCCGGTGACCGTGCGGACGCGCCAGGTGACGGTGGCGGCCAACAGCCTCACCGGCGTCATCGACGGGGCGTCGGTCACGGTCGGCGGCACCCGGTACACGGTGCGCGGCCGGCCGATGCCGCGCGAGAACGGCGATCTCTGGACGTTTCGGGTGACGCTGTGATCCTCGAGACGGTGCGGATCATCGCCGACTGGCTGAGCGATGCCACGTATGGCATCAACGCGGTGCGCACGGCGGTCCCCAAGGACACCGGCGTCGCCGACTTTCCCGCGGTCACGATCCTCGATTCGACGCGCGACGGGCGGGTGGCCCGCGGCGGCGTGCCGAATCTGAACGCGACGGAGTTCCCCTGTCTGCTGGTGTCGCCGGCCGATCAGCCGGTGGAGCAGCAGGCGCCCGCGGCGCGCCCGTTTCCGCCCGACGCGACGGTCACGGTGCTCGTGCGCTACGCCACCACGCAGCTCGACACGGCGAAGGCCGAGCGGGATGCGTCGCAGACGATCAAGACGATCTGGTGGCAGATCCCGCAGTTGCTGCTGACGAGCGCGGGCGAGACCGCCCGCACCCGCGCGCGGGTGCAGCTCTACGGCATCCCGACGATGCAGGCCGCCACGCTGTACGAGTCGGCCAACGATACCACTGTCACCGGCGGCGTCCTCGTGACGTGCCGCGTGCGCTACTTGGGCCCGTGAGATGGACTACTTCCAGTTCGAGACACCGAGCGGTGAGGTGATCCGCCTCCCGTTCCCCTTCGCCCTCCCGCTCGACGAGCGCGAGACCTACATGGCCGACGCAATCGCGGCCCACGCCACGCCTTCCGAGGACTAATCCATGCCGACTGCGGCACGATTGAACCAGGTCATCGGCATCCTCGCGAAAGAGGAAGCTGACTACGGCACCGCCGAAACGCTGAGCAACAGCGCCGACGGCATCAACCCGTACATCGGCGACGGCGACCCGGCCGCCCCCGAGGCGCTAGAATACGTGTTCGACGGCAACATCGGCCGCGCGTCGAGCACGCTCGCCCCGCAGCGCCGCACCACGCCGAACGGCCGGTTCCGCACCGGGCAGCTCCAAGTCCTGCCGAAGGGCTTCGGCTCGGCCTATACGGGGTCGGTGTTCCCGCCGCGCGAAGTGCATCGGATGCTGAAGGCGTCGGGCCTCGATGCCACCTACAGCGCCTCACCCACCGCGCAGTGGACCTACACCCCGACGGCGCAGGGCACGACGTTCACGTCGCTGACCCTGCGGCAGTTCGCACAGGGGATGCAGTTCGACCAGGCGGGCGTGCTGTGCGACTGGTCGTTCGAGACGCAGGGGCTTGGCGTCCCGGTGTGGACGTTCAACTGGCGCGGCGTCGCCACGTTGCCGGCCGACCAGTCGCTGCCCGCGATTACGATTGACTCGACGTCGGTGATTCCGCCGGTCGCGTCGGCCGTGGTGGCGAACATCGGCGCCTTTACGACGGCGACCATCCGCCGCGTGGCGTTCCGCCTCAACCGCAACCTTGAGACGGCGCGCGTGGCGCAGAACCTGTCGGGCGGGCACGCCGGCTTCGTGCCCGGCGGCATGGCGCCTGAGCTCGAGCTCGAGATCGAGCGCCCCACGCTGGCGACGTTCAACGCCGAAAGCGAGCTGGCGTCGGCGACGAGCCGCGCGGTCGACGTGACGTTCGGCGCGACGCAGTACAACCGCTGGAAGCTGACGCTGCCGCAGGCGCAGTTGGCCTCGGTGGCGCCGGGCAACGACGGATCCCTCGCGACGGTGGTGCTCACGTACCGCGCCTTCGCGAGCACGCCCACGGCTAACGATCACCTGTCGCTGCTCTTCAACTAACCGTGCGCTACACCGCCGCGGCCCTCACCGCAGCTGCACGGCCGGTCGTCCTGACGATCGGCCGTGCTGGCACGCGGTGGTGGTCTCGGCGATGGGTGCAGCACGCGCGGACATGGCAGGCGCACCCGCTCTCGGTGCCGCAGATGCTGGCCCTGCAAGCGGCGCAGCGGGACCCGGTGCAGTACCTGCTCACCCTGCTGCCGATCCTGCGGGCGGTCCTGCCGCGGCGCTGGTGGTATCGGCTGGTGGGCGATCCGGTACGGATGATCCTCGGGCTGCCCGAGCCACTGATCCGCAAGGTCTTGCAGGCGCTGGTCACGGTGCCCAACACCGACCGCGACGTCTCGCAGGAAACAGACGACGTAGAACTGATCCGCCGCGCGCAGCGGGCGGCCGTGCATGGGGACACGCCCGACGGCGGCGTCTCGCTCGCCGTGGCCGCGCTCAGTGTCCGGGCGGCCTACGGCGACGCCTGGTATTTCAACCCGCGCCGCTGGCCCACGTCCGACGGCTACGTGCCGTTTGCCGTGGCGCTGATCGAGTTCGCCGGGATTCAGGCGCTGGACGTGCGGCGCCGGTTGGAAGTGGCGGACGGCTATGCGCTCGCGCACGCGAAGCCCCACGAAAAAGAA